CTAAGAACCAATGAGATTGAGGGTGTCTATTACTGTTGTTAATAAGTATTGCTCTATAGTTCTTTGAAACATTTCAGAGGTACTAAAGTTGCTTATAACTTCTTCCAACAATATAGACTTGCCCTACAAAGAATCGATTCTAAAGTAGATTAGAGAGATCTAACTCTACCAAGGTCGAAGACTTTGTTGTTAAGACTAGTCATCCTTTGATGATAGTCTAAGATTACGCGCACCAGATATCCTTAAGTTAAAATACTTAAGTTAGTAGTCTGGTCAAACTCGTAAATTGATTAAAGATCAATATTACTTTTAATCTTAGGGCCAACACCAAAAGAAAATTTAGGTTTAAAACCTGGACTATCTACGGTAAAGGCATCCTTAGAGAAGATTTGATTTTCGAAAGAAAAGAAATCAAAATCTCTCCGGTAAGAGCTGTTCAAGACTTCTTGTAAGAAGTCTAACACTTTTAAAGGATTATCGACTTTCTCTTTCTGGATCTCCTCAAGCGAAAAGAAAAAATTCACTTGAGACAGTCTAGAAGTTAGTCGGTTATCTACATCAACCATTTTATCAAGATCCCAATCTAGAAACTTTTTAGTTTTTCAAAAGAAAGGGGTCTCAACAAAAGGTTTAATGTAAATAAGATTAATATCTAATAAACCTTTAGTATAATCTCAACCCATCGATAAGTCTACATCCATTCCAAAACTTAGAAAACTAATATTTGGAATTTTACTTCTTAAAGAAGTAGGATAAAAGACGTCAGAGATAGGGGAAGACTTCAACATAACTTTTTTAGCAAAAGCAAATGTTTTAGAATTCCAATAACTCCTTAATCAAACGGGTTTAACCAAGTTACGAGGATACAGATCTGTATCATTCGCTAGCTCTAATGAGCGACCTTCTGATAATAACATTTCATAGGTCCTTGAGATTACACTCTTAGCGGATCATAGGGAATCGAATAAGTAAAGTCGGTGAAGATCCTTTTTAATTGATCTTAACTGGTTTCACTTACGAATTATCCTATGAACCAGAATAAGTTTGTAAATATTGGTATTAGAGGCGGACCAAGATCGATCCTTAATTGGAATTCAATCTTTGTTAAACACCTCTCCCTGCAATAATTTACGAACTACGGGCTCTAACTCATTAGTCATTCAACTGATATTTCTACCAAAGAATGCTAATGGTTTATCCCGTTTCGTTACCATAGATAATACGTCTTGGAGACGAATTGAACCTTTATGATAGAGTTGCGTAATATATGCAACCATAGGGTACTTCAAAGAGAAACCCCTATCATTATTTAAAAGAGAACCTAACTTAAATAATTTAAATAAGTTTTTACCTCATTTATTTTGAATAAGTCTAGTCGTGACTGCTAACCTTCCAAAGAAATTATTAGACATTAATAATTCCTTGAAAGGAAGAGCAGAAACATCAACTCCTTTAAATCCGGTCCTTTTCGCAAATTCGACCACAGGTTTAGTTGCTATAACCGATTTACTTAAATTAATTTCAACACCTAGGTGTTTACATAAAAGTAAGTAACGATCCGCAACCTCCTTGTCGAACAAAACGATATCATCACCCAAAACTACGTACTGATCATATCAGGAACCGTAGGTTACTTTATCTAGAGCCAATGCTATATACTGTACCATCATATGATGGACTAAGTTAAGCATAGCCCAAGAAGATAAAGCCCCCATAGGTTGACCGACAGAGTACCGAATAGGACCCTGAGGGACCCCATAATTGTTATCTGGTATAAGATAATCTCTATCTACCAATAGTTTTCGCCATTTCTCTCCAAAATCATTACCATACAAACCTGTAAGTAATGAAGCTTGGGAAGAAACAGGAAGTCTATCAGTAGCCGAGGATAAATCAAAACCAAAACTTTGCCCATGTTTCAGAGATAGGTCCAGTGCTAACTGGAAACCTTTTCTCTGATCGTGAGTACAATCGTTAGGGATTCTTTCAAAGAGAGAGAATAACTGGTCATGAATAGGTTTAAGCAATGATTGAGTTAAAACATCAACCATCGCGAAAATTCTTAATTTTCCAGCCGCCTCTTCCTTAAAAGAAAGCTTTCCCACATAAGGATCACATTCGGAAACGTCTATACTCAATAAATTAGAGATATAGGTCAGATTCGATATCAGGTCCTTCCAAAATTTCTGTGAATCATAAGAAAATAGATTTACTAGTTCTTTAATATTTGATATTAAACCAAGTTTAACCAAAATATTAAAAGAAACAAGTAAACGGCTATAACTTTTCGATCCTTGAGGAGAAGATTTCATTATGGGTAAAACCATAGTGGAATCCAAACCTCCAGATTCAAATTTGAAAAATTTGTTAATAATTGGTTTCGAAGAATTCGACAACCACC